ATGGAGCAATGTCAAACAAACTGTAAAGATTACGAGCCTTTGGTTATAATAAAGAGAAATAAAAGCAAACCACTAGCGTTAGTGGATGCAGAGTATTTTATAGCACTACATAGAAAAAACGATGAGCAATGAAGTCTGGGATTACAAAGGATGGTTTTGGGATGATGTCAATAAACAAATGTATCGTTGGCACGAACTACAATTACTCATGAATGAAAGAGAATTAAAAAAGAAAAATGAAACTGAACAAAATAAAAAACATAGTTAGTAGTCTTGCTCCAACACTAGGTGCAGCGATAGGTGGGCCACTAGGCGGACAAGCTGGTCAAATACTATCTCAAGTATTGGGTGTTAAAAACTCTCCTGTAGAAATAGAAAAAGCTATTAATAATTTAACAGCCGAACAAATGATGGAATTAAAAAAAGCTGAGAAAGATTTTCAATTGCAAATGAAAGAATTTGAAATAGATATTTATTCTCTTGAAACTCAAGACACTCAACACGCTAGAGAAAAGTTTAGTGGTGATTGGACTCCTAAATTTTTAGGATCATTAACTGTTGTTGGTTTTATTAGTTATATATTTATGATTACCGCATACCCAATAGATGATGCTTCAGATGATATTGTTATGTTAATTCTTGGCTACCTATCAGGTATAGCTTCAGCAGTTATATCTTTTTATTTTGGATCAAGCAACAAAGATAGAAAATGAGTAATTGGAAAAATTTTAAGTTAGAAGAGTTTAATTGCAAACATTGTGGTAAAAATGAGATTGAACATGAGCTTATAGATAAGTTACAATTGCTTAGAGAAGACATGGGTTTTCCATTTATTATTTCTTCTGGTTATAGATGTTCAGAACATCCAATAGAAAAAAAGAAAAGTAAACCAGGCACTCGCAATTTAGGGATTGCAGTCGATATAGCCTGTAGTCACAAACAAGCATTACAAATAGTGTCCGCAGCCGAAGGTTACGGGTTCACAGGATTAGGAGTTAACCAAAAAGGCAATGGAAGATTTATACACCTCGATATCGGCAAGGCTACAAATGATCGTCCAAGGCCTCATATCTGGAGCTATTGATTTCTAATGGAACTTTCATTTTATGTTGTTTGGAATATCTTTGTAACATTGGTGATCGCACCACTCTTTTATTCCATCAGAAAAAATGAAAATGAATCCAAAAGGATTGATATCTTGGTTAATAAAACTCGTGAAGAATTAGCAAAAGATTATATGACAAGGCATAATCATAATTTGGAGTATTCAAGATTAATGGATAAAATAGATAAACTTGATGCTAAAATAGATAAACTAATTACGAATTAATAATATGGCAATAGGAATACCAGGTGAAACAGTTAGAGCGGGTGGCGGTCAAGTCTCAACTGGTCAACAATACGCACAACAGATAGCTGGTGGTATGCCAATGTCGCAAGTCATTGCGCCAGGTGTTAGTTATTCTCCAGACCAACCAGGTGGTTATACACAAAAAGATTTAGATATGATTTCAACAGGCCAAGCCCCTGTTATGCCTATAGCACCGACAACTGGTCAGGTTGCAACCATACCAAATCAAATGCCGTATGCCCCTCCAGGTACAACAATTGCTGATCTAATTCCTAACGACCTAATTCAAAATTACTTACAATTTATACCTAACCTTGTATTGCCAACAGATGTTCCATTTCAAGACATAGCAGCAGATACAAGTTTTGCACCAGAGCTTAGTCAAGATGGTAATTTCTTTGTTCCGTCTAAATTTGATTTGGATGTTGAGGCTATTTTAGAAGGAGTTGATCCTGAGAAACTAGCAGAAATAGATTTAAGTAATATAGATTTACCACAAAGCCCAGGAAGACCTGGCATAGATTATTTCCCAGAGCCAAGAGATCCATTTATTGTTAGTGATTTTTTTGACTTACCTGGTCAAGCAGAAGTTCCATCTTTATTAGCTGAACCAACTCCTGCTCCAGTAGTAGCACCAGCTATGCCTCAAGCACCTGTGTATCAAGCACCAGCACCAGTAGCAGCACCTACACCCGCGCCAATTGTGCAACAAGCACCAGTAATGCCTAACCTTCCAATTCAACAGCCAATGAATTTTACTGGGTTACCTCAAGTACCAAGCACTCCATATATTGTTGGTGCAACACCAAGACCAAATGGAATATCACCAGTACAAGATCCAACAAGTGGCTCTAATGCTATTGGCCCAGAAGCAGTTGCAGCAATTAACATACCAAACATACCAATGAATTTTACTGGGTTGCCAAACATTCCAGTGCCACCAGCGGCTCAAGTATACATACCACCGCCAATGCCAGTCCCGCCAGCATATACTCAACCAAGAGTTGAAGATATCATTGCTCCAATCAGAACTGGTAGCCCAAGAAGACAACAACAACCAGGACTATTTAGTTTAGTATAATGTCAGTAACACACGAAGAAGTAGTCAACGCAGCAGAAGCTGAAAGAATTTTAACTTCACCAGTTTTTAAAGAAGCTATTGAAAACCTTAAAAACGAATACATTTTCCATTGGTTAAACTCTCGCGGCATAGATGATGTTGCAGTTAGAGAAGACTTCCACAGATCCTTATTGCTTCTTCCTGAAGTAGAAAGACACCTACGCATCATGGCTGAGAAAGGAAAACTCACAAAAGCCAATATCAACAAGATTCGCAACATAGCCTAAAACTTTCCCTTTTCTACATTATTGGTTTAAAATATCCCTAAATACAAAATAGGAGTATTTATATGAGCAATAACGGAAAACCGACTGCTTTACAAACCGAAGGTGAGTCAGCTACCGCAGCGTTTGAAAGTTTCTTAGCCCCTGAAGAGGACACGCAAGAAGAAGCAGTCATAGAGGAAGTTGAAGAGTCAGTCGAACCAGAAGTTGAAGACTTTGAAGAGCAAGACGAAGAGCTTGTCGATGAGGAAGAACTCGAATACGATGACGAAGAAGATGATGGTGAAGAAGAAACGGAAGTTGAAGAGTTAGAAGAGCAACCCGTCTACAAAGTCACAGTTGATGGCGATGAGATAGAGGTCACGCAGGACGAACTCCTTAATGGTTATTCACGCCAACAAGATTACACGCGGAAGACGCAGGAACTTGCCAATCAAAGAAAAACGATTGAGCAACAAGCCCAAGAGCTTCAGCAAAGAGATGCGATTTACGCACAGTTGTTACCGAAGATGGAAGCCCAGTTAAAGGGCGAATTGGTAAACGAACCAGATTGGGATAGTTTATACAATGATGATCCGATAGCATATGTACGCGAAAAACAAGTCTGGGATGAAAAGAAAGAAAAACTAACTGCCGTTAGTGCTGAACAGCAAAGACTTCAACAAGAAGCCTACGCTCAACAGCAACAACAAATTGCACAAGTCGTGCAAGATGGGCAGCAAAGGATTCTTGAAATCATACCAGAATGGAAAAATGCAGAGATTGCCTCGAAAGAGAAATCAGCAATTCGTGACTATGGTATTAATGTTTTGGGCTATTCAGTTCAAGAGATGGATGCAATTTATGACTATCGTGCTTTGCTTGGTTTAAGAAACGCTTGGTTAAACTCTAAAACAGTTGAAGCCACGAAGAAGAAACCAACACAGAAAGCACCCGCAAGAGTGGCACGACCTGGATCGACCAGTAGAAAGAAATCGATAGCACCAGCGAAAAGAGCAAAACAGGTTTTAGCAAAAACTGGAAAAGTCCAGGATGCTGCTAAAGTTTTTGAACAATTTTTAAAATAATTTATAGGAAAATATAATGGCTAAAGTAACAAACGCATTTGATACATACAGCGCGACTTCAGACAGAGAAGATTTAAGTAATATCATTTACAACATCTCTCCAATGCAAACTCCGTTTATGTCTTCAATTGGAAAAAGAAGTATTAAGAATGTTGTCTTCGATTGGCAAACAGAAGTATTAGCAACTCCAGTTGCTACAGGTGAACTAGAAGGTTTTGAACTTTCAAGATCAGCTGCTGTTGGCACAACTCGTGTAAGCAACGTTGCAATGATCTCCAAAAGAGATGCAACTGTATCAGGCTCACAAGAGTCTTCAGACCCTGCTGGTAAGAGATCAGAAATGGCTCACCAACTAGCTATCATGTCTAAAGCTCTGAAGAGAGATATGGAAGAAGCTCTTTGTCAAAAAGGTGCAAAAACAACTGGTGATGCGACAACTGCTCGTGTAACAGGTGGTTTTGAATCATGGATCACATCTAACGACTCAAGAGGTGCTGGTGGTGCTTCTACAGGTGGTGGAGCTGCTCCAACTGACGGAACTCTTAGAGATCTAACAGAAGACTTGTTGAAAGATGTTCTACAACTTTCTTTTGGAAATGGTGGTGAACCATCATTGGCAATTTGTGGCCCACATAACAAACAAGTTATCTCTGGTTTCACAGGTAGAACTCAAGCAAGACAAATGATCGATGCAAACACTGTTGAAGCATCAGTATCTATCTACTCTTCTGACTTTGGTGAGCTAAAAATAGTTCCATCAAACAGATCAAGAGAAGAATCTTTACTGTTGGTTGATCCAGAGTACGCAAAAGTATCATACTTGCGTGATTTCAAAACTGTTGACATTGCTACAATAGGCGATGCAATGACCAAAATGATCGTGGTTGAGTATGGATTAGAAGTATCCAACGAAGCCGCTCATGGTATCGTTGCTGACCTTAACGTAAGTTAAGTTCTCGGTTAATAACCTTAAAGGGATGTTTCGGCATCCCTTTTTTTTGTGTTAAAATTTGCCAATGACTAAAAGAACTGTTATCGATCATAAGACTGGTATAACCAACGAGTTTATTACCGAAGACAATAAAGATATCTTCCACACAACTCAAGACGTTCAACCTGTCATAGAGCATTGCAAAGCTCTTGCAGAAAATGTAACGCCAGGCAAAGACATTCGCCATGTTGCGGAAGTCCCTATGGTTGTTTATCAAAAGGCTTGCAGAGAAGGATGGGCTAACGACATGGCCCAATGGAGAAAATGGTTGAATCATTCAGAAAATAAAGTTTTTAGAACATGGCAAGGTAAACTATGACATACGCAGAATTAAAATCTAACATCGCAAGTTATCTAAATCGTTCAGATTTAACAGACGTGATTGACACATTCATCGATAGCACAGAAGCAGAATTTAACCGAAGACTAAGAGTCAAGGGCATGATTAAACGTGCAACCGCAACCTTAGATTCTCAATATCTTGCAGTGCCAACTGATTGGTTAGAAGCTATCAACATTCAAATCGACAGTGGTAATTTTTCACCACTATTCCAGCAATCTATTGAGTCCTTGGATGTCTACAGAAAGTCTAATGACAACGTAACAGGGCAACCGATTTACTTTGCTTTGGTTGACGATTCAATTGAATTTGCACCTACCCCAGACGGAAGTTATACAGTACAATTAACCTACTACGGAAAGATTGACGCGTTAAGCGATTCTAATACTAGCAACTTTTTATCCACAGGATATCCAGATGCTTACCTTTACGGATCACTCAAACACGCTTCAATCTATTTAATGGAAGATGAACGAGTGCCATTATTTACAGCACAGTTCGAGAAAGCTCTGGAAGAAATGAGACTAGAGCAAGAAAAAGCAGAGTTTGCAAAAGGTTCTTTAATGCAAAGAAGAAGAACATACGGCAAACAAAGAAAAAACATTTATTACTTTGGTAATAGCTAGGAGTATAAGAAATGGCTGGATTTAGTGATTATTTAGAAGACAAGGTACTTGACCATGTATTTGGTGGAACTGCTTACACAGCACCAGGAACATTGTATGTTGGTTTATATACAGCAGCACCATCTGATTCAGGTGGCGGCACTGAAGTTTCTGGCGGATCTTACGCTAGAAAAAGTATGCCAGCTATGACTGTATCTGGAACTTCACCTACAGAAGCAACCAATGGAGCAGCAGTAGAATTTATAACTGCAACTGGCTCATGGGGAACTGTGACTCATGTTGGAGTTTTTGACGCATCATCTAGTGGAAACCTACTAGCTTGGGCTGCTTTAACTGCTTCTAAAACAGTTTCAAGCGGTGATGTATTCAGATTTGACGCTGGCGACTTAGACATCACATTAGCTTAATACCATGGCCTCAGTAGGCTATGGAGCATATAACTACGGGGTTGCCGCTTACGGCACTCCGCAGTATCAAGTTGCATCCGCAACAATTGCACAAACATCAGACTTTGACGCAGTAGCAGGCTTAACATTTCATGTGTCTGCAATATCAGCGCAGACTTCTGGATTTACATCATCGGCTTTACTGGTTAAACCAGGGGCAGCGACAATAGCGCAAACCTCTGGCTTTGACGCAACAGCCGAGGTTGTTAAATTAGGATCTGCGGTTATAGCTCAAACCTCTGGGTTTACTGCAACAGGAAGACAGATAGATCGTGGACAAGCCACGATTGCACAAACATCAGACTTTATTTCCACAGGCCACATTGTTAATCTTGGCTCGGCTACCATTGCACAAACATCTGGAGCAACAGGTACTGCTACTATTGTTTTAGATGGTGTAGCAACTATTGCTCAGACATCAGACTTTACATCAAGCGGTGTTCGCATAGCACTAGGTCAAGCGACTTCGGCTCAAACATCAGCCTTTACCGCGACAGGAAGGTTCATTATTGGAGCAGATGCAGTTTTAGCGCAAACAAGCGATATGACTGCGTTAGGCGGCATTAGATTCTTTGGTTCAGCAACCATCTCACAAATCAGTAGTTTTTCTGCTGTTGGTGGTTTAAAATGGAATGATATTACAGTTCCAGCTGAAACATGGACGAATCAAGCTGCATCAAGCAGCGAATGGACAGAACAAACTGTTCCATCAACGGACTGGACAACATTAGGCAAACAAGACGCAGCTTAAAGGAATTTTTTTATGGCAGATACATTTACTACTAA